TTACAGGCTCACTAGAAAGTGGGCTTGTAAGACTTACGGGTTAACAGATGCCGATCTTGAACTTCTAATATTTTTAGATTGTCAAAAACGGTTTACAAGACAAGAATTTATTGATGGTACTTATACCATGAGCTGGGATAAAACTCGGTGGGACAAACTAAGAAAACTAGGCTGGATAGAGGTCTGGCGTCATCGAAATCGAACAACGATTAAATACAGCGTCTTCAAAACCTCTTTTAAATGCAGCCAACTTATAAGTAGAATATATCGCATCTTACTAGGAGAAGAAGATTTACCAGTATCAGATCGAAGCGTATTCTATAATAACAAATCATATACTGATAAGGTTTACAATAAAGCTATTGACGATATGATAAAAGACCCAAACAGATAATGGCTTTTAAACTAGGTAGTAGAAGAGGTAATACTGATAACAAGCTAACCATAGGTGGTAACAAAAATATGGTTGGTGGTATTAGAGTTGAGTTCAAAGACTTAGACGAAGGAGTTATGGGTGAAGCTCACAAAGAAGGTCTTATATATATCAGCAGTGATATAGAAAAAGATAGTGAGCAATACAACAGAGTACTACAACATGAAATGAAACACATAGTCCACATGAAGCTCGGTAGAGTAGATTATGACGATGATTATGTTTATTGGGATGGTGGTAAGTACGAAAGAAAAGACGGTTATATTAACTACGAAGGCGAGATGTATCCAGAAGGGGATATAGAATTACCTTGGGAATTTGAAGACTAAAACTATGGCATTTAAAATGGAAAGACCGGGGAACGATACAGTTGCTCCAGTGTTGAAAAAAAACAACGACAAAAAAATCCTTAAAGAATCTAACAAACGTCTTATAGCGGATAAGAAAAAAGAATTTAAGTCTGGTGATATAACTAGAAAAGATTTTAAAGAAGCTAAAAAAGAAATAAAAGGTTACACAGACGTTGATGCTGCTAAAGATCATTTTAACGAGCCTGGTTTTAAAACTGTGAAAGACGAGAGAAGACAAAATAGAATTTACAATAGAATATCTAAACTTGAAGATAAGGCTGAAAAAGCAAATAGAGAAGGTAAAAGCGAAAAAGCTCAAAGGAAGTTAGATAAAATAAGTAAGTTAGAAGATAGAGCTACTGACGGAACTAAGCTAGGCCAAGCTATTCGTAGAAAATTGAGGCCGAAACAAAAAGTTAGAAAATCATGATAAATAACTTAATAGGAGGTTTATTCGGTAAAGTCTTAGATAACGCAGAAGGTATACTTGACAAAGTAATCACGACTGACAAAGAAAGAGATGAAGCTAAGCTAGCGTTAAAATCAATAATGCTTGAAGCAGAGCGTGAGGCTTTTGCAAAAGAAGTTGAAGATCGCAAGTCTGCGCGTGACATGTATAAAGACGATGCTATTATTCAAAAAGTATTAGCAACACTATTTACTGTAGCATACTTTGGTATTACATTTGTAATGTTTAATTACTTTGTTACAAAGTCAATAGACTTAGGTGAATTTGAAATAAGCTTTATATCAACAATCTTTGGCGCCATGAGCGCTAAAGTCAATACAATAATAGACTTCTTCTTCGGTGGAAGCTCAAAGAAAAACGAACAAATAAAAGAAAAATAAAATGATTTCAAAAAATTACAAGACTAATGCGATAAGCCCTGATATAGCGCTTGGCAACTTGGTATTCAGCGCTGGCGACGTATTGTTTGATTGGACAGCATTCGAGATTCCGTTAGGAACAGTAGAGTTAAAAGATGTTTCAGGCTATATTATGGGTACTGATACTGCTTCGCAACAAGGAGAGCTATTTAATTTAATATTTGCTAAATCTATAAACGGTGCTGCCCCAACTAGCTTAGGAACAATAAACTCTGCTGTAGATTCTGTTAACACAATGTTGTGTAGAAACAATATCATAGGCTATTACAGTGTAGATTTCGGAGAGCAAGCTGACGCTGTTTTAGACTCTATGATCTCTTATAATGTTTTTGGAAGTAACTTCTCTACAGGTACTAACCCTAACTTTCAAGGTTTAGTTTTAGAAGGTGAACCTGCTGGGGCTACTAGGGCTGGATACCAAACTATATATGTAGCTGGCGTAGCTGAATCCTCATTGAACTTTGGGACAGGCGTGTTAATAGCTGGAACTCACTCCGCTGACGACTTGACTGTAGTTGTAGACGGTAATGACGCAGACGAAGTGTTTGCCGTTGGTGATGTTATATACGCTGCGAACGCTTCAAGTGGTGCTGACGCAACTGCGGATATGACTATAACTGCTGTAGCTGAAGAACTAATAACTGTTTCATCTGCTCCAGCTATAACTGATGACTTTGAAGTTGTACCTAAAAATCCAATTTCATTAAGATTTGGTTTCGAATACTAAAGATTAACAATTAACTTAAATTAAATTAAATCATGGCAAAAAGAAAAACTCCAAAAGGAGATAATATCGTTGACCTTAAACCTAAGGCAGATAAAATTACAGACGAACAACTCTCTAGGATGAGAGAGGTAGTCACTTCAATAAACAAAGCTCAAATGGATATAGGTGCAATAGAAACTCGAAAGCACGAGGCTCTTCATGCTATAATCCAAATGCAGCAAGTTATTCAAGAACTTCAAAAAGAATTTAAAAAACAATACGGTACAGACGATGTAAATATTGCTGACGGTACAATTAAATACAATGATGATAACAACGAAGCTGATAAGAAAAATAACGATAGGTAAAGACTACAAAATAGACGCTATGCATTACTCCGTAGGCCAAGAGGTCTATGGAGGGCATACTATCTGCGATATTCTAGAAGAAGACGAAAAGTATTCTATATACATTAGAAAAGGTAAAACAGTTTTACCTTGGAAAGACTTCAACAAGAATATGGCTATATCTATTGAATATAATCTAGAGTATTAATGAAAAGTCCTTATTGTTTTGTAGTGTCTCCAGCGGGAGAAAGATACAACAACTCTAAATCTTTAGGTGATAAAAAGCTAATACTAAACACTGAAGTGTATAACCATGAGTATGTTAACCGTAGAGCTACTATTATCTCTTGCCCTATTGTTGGGGATTACGATATATCACCTGGAGACGAAGTCATCGTCCACCACAACGTATTCAGAAGATGGCACAACGTGCACGGAGAAGAAAAAAACAGCAGAGCCTACTTCAAAGAAGGAAAATATATAGTTTCACCTGATCAAGTATTCTTATGTAAAGACAAGGCTATGCCTGGGTACTCGTTTGTCCAGCCTTTGACTAGTGAAGATAATTACGACGAAAGCAAAGAACACCAATCAAAAGGTGTGATAGTATATAGTGATGGTACTTATAAACCTGGAGAAGTAGTAGGATACACTCCTTTTTCTCAATACGAATTTATAGTAGAAGGTAAAAGGCTTTATAGGGTCATGAATAAATTTATTACAATTAAATATGAGCATAAAGGAAACGAAGAAACGTATAATCCTAGCTGGGCGTAAAGCTGTTGATGAGTTAATAAAAGTTGCTCAAGAGCAAATTATAACTAACACAGAGGACGATGTGTCTACTGATCGATTGAAGAACGCTGCTGCTACTAAAAAGTTAGCTATATTTGATGCATTCGAAATACTCAACCGCATACAAGAGGAAGAGAATATTCTGGAAGGAAAGACACAAGAAGAAAAAGAAAACAGAGCATTCAAAGGCTTCGCGGAAGGCAGATCGAAATGAGTTACAATCAAACACTATATAAAATTATTGAACCAGTTAAGAGAACTACTATAAGTCGACTTAACAAGAAACGTAAATGGGAATATGGATACAATAAAGAAAATGACATCATTGTTATATCAAAAACTGGTAAAATCGGTGAGATCATTGAAATACAAGGGTTGCAAGTTGCTTTGCCGTTGGAACCAGTGCAAGTGCACTCCAATGAATTAAACAAATGGAAAAGGCTTGAGTACCCTAAAGAGTTAGGTAAATTAAAAAGTATATTTGACTGGAGAAGTTACCCTGAAGAATCAAAAGAAAAGTGGTACGATTTTATTGATGATGAATTTAAAAATCGTGAACAAGGCTTTTGGTTTAGTAATAACGGTGTATCTACGTATATAACAGGTAGCCACTACATGTATCTTCAATGGAGCAAGATAGACGTTGGAGCTCCAGATTTTAGAGAGGCTAACAGACTATTCTTTATATTCTGGGAAGCTTGCAAAGCTGACAGCAGGTGTTATGGCATGTGCTACCTAAAGAATAGACGTAGTGGTTTTTCTTTCATGAGCTCAGCTGAGACTGTTAACTTAGCCACTATATCGAGTGATGCTAGATATGGAATACTATCAAAAAGTGGTGCTGATGCTAAAAAAATGTTTACCGATAAAGTTGTACCAATATCTGTCAACTATCCGTTTTTCTTTAAACCGATACAAGACGGTATGGACAGGCCTAAGAGTGAACTTGCTTATAGGGTTCCTGCAAGTAAGTTTACGCGTAAAAAAATTACTGCAAACGAAAAGCAGGAAGAGCTGGTTGGACTTGATACTACTATTGATTGGAAAAACACAGGCGATAACAGCTATGATGGAGAAAAACTTAATCTACTAGTACACGATGAAAGTGGCAAGTGGGAAAGGCCTGATAATATTCTAAACAACTGGCGAGTAACTAAAACTTGTTTAAGGCTAGGTGCTCGTATAGTTGGTAAATGCATGATGGGGTCAACGTCTAATTCGTTAGACAAAGGTGGTGATAATTTTAAAAAGCTTTACAATGATTCAGATGCTACAAGCAGAAACCGTAATGGACAGACAAAGTCTGGTTTATATTCTTTGTTTATCCCAATGGAATGGAACTTTGAAGGATTTATTGACGAATACGGACAACCTGTTTTTGATAGCCCAAGTCATGATGTACGAGGGCCACAAGGCGAACTAATAGACGTAGGTGTTGTCTCGCATTGGGAAAATGAGGTTGAAGGTTTAAAAGGAGATCAAGATGCTTTGAACGAATTTTATCGTCAGTTTCCAAGAACTGAAGAGCATGCATTTAGAGATGAAACAAAAAATAGTATATTTAACTTAGTTAAACTGTACGAACAAATAGATTACAATGATGGCTTAGGTAGCTCTGCTGTGTTGAACACAGGAAACTTTCAATGGGCCAATGGAGTTAAAGATACAGTAGTAACTTTTAATCCAGATCCTAACGGTAGATTTAAACTTAGTTGGGTTCCAGATTTTAATTTACAAAACAATGTAATAATAAAAAATGGAGTTAAGTATCCAGGTAATGAACACATGGGCGCCTTTGGCTGCGATAGCTATGATATTAGTGGTACAGTGGATGGCAGAGGATCCAACGGATCTCTTCATGGATTAACTAAATTTAGCATGGAGTCAGCTCCTGCTAATACATTTTTTTTAGAATATATTGCAAGACCACAAACCGCTGAAATATTTTTTGAAGACATACTAATGGCATTGGTTTTTTATGGCATGCCGTTATTAGCAGAGAACAATAAACCAAGATTACTTTATCATCTCAAGCGAAGAGGCTATAGAGGATTTAGTATGAATAGGCCAGACAAAATTTGGAACAAGCTTTCTGTAGCGGAAAAAGAAGTTGGTGGTATTCCAAACTCTAGTGAAGACATTAAGCAAGCTCACGCCGCCGCTATTGAGATGTATATCAACGATCACGTTGGTTTGATGAGTGATGGTAGCTTTGGTACAATGTATTTTAACGAGACGCTAAACGACTGGGCTAAGTTTGATATAAACAAAAGAACTAAGTTTGATGCTGCTATAAGTTCTGGATTAGCAATAATGGCTTGCAATAGACATTTGTATAGACCTGTTAACGTAAAAGAAAAAAAACCACTAAACTTTTCGCTATCTAAATATAGTAACGATGGTGTAACCTCTAAAATAATTAAAAATTAAATATGGCTTACAGAAACACAAACAATTTTCCAAGTCAGGTAGTACCTGATGTAGAAAAAATAAGCTACGATTATGGTTTAAAAGTTGCGCTTGCTATTGAAGGTGAATGGTTTGATAGAAACGAAGACGGAAACATAAGAGGTAACGGAAGATTTTATAGCAATAAAAACAACTTTCATAACCTAAGACTTTACGCTAGAGGCGAACAGTCTGTGCAAAAATATAAAAACGAGCTTTCTATAAATGGTGACTTGAGCTATTTGAACTTAGACTGGAAACCAGTTCCTGTTATACCTAAGTTTGTAGACATTGTAGTTAACGGTATGACAGAAAGAAACTACGACATAAAAGTATTTTCTCAAGATCCATACGGCGTGGCAAAAAGAACTGAGTATATGGAAAGTGTACTTAGAGACATGAAAATGAAAGAGTTTGACGCCGTGGCTAAAGCTCAACTCAATATGGATCTAGCAGAAAACGATCCTGAAACTTTACCAGAGACAGAGCAAGAGCTAGAACTTCACATGCAACTTACATATAAGCAAGCTACTGAGTTAGCAGAAGAGCAAGCTATAAGTGTATTACTACAAGGAAATAACTACGAACTAACTAGAAAAAGACTTTATTATGATCTAGCTGTTTTAGGTATGGCCTCTGTAAAAACAACGTTTAGTACATCTGAAGGTGTTAAAGTAGAGTACGTTGATCCTGATAGGATGGTACATTCTTACACAGAGTCTCCTTATTTTGACGATGTCTATTATATTGGAGAAGTTAAAACAGTACCTATAAATGAGCTTGTAAAAGAGTTTCCTCATTTATCAAACGAAGATTTAGAAGAAATACAACAATACAACAATAGTAGAACTTACGAATACAATAAAGGTAGAAGAGATCAAGATATAAACCAAGTTGAGGTTTTATACTTTAACTGGAAGACTTACATGAACGAAGTTTACAAGCTTAAAGAAACTGGTAGCGGTGGAGAAAAAGCTATAGAAAAAGACGATCAGTTTGATCCACCTACAGATATGCAAGGTGGCTTTGCTAAGCTATCAAGACAGGTTGAAGTATTGTATGAAGGAGCTACAATAATTGGCTCTGACAAACTACTTAAGTGGGAGATGGCAGAGAACATGATGCGATCTAAAAGCGATATGACTAAAGTTAAAATGAACTATAGTATTGTTGCTCCGCGTATGTACCAAGGTAGAATAGAAAGCATAGTAAGTCGTATTACTGGCTTTGCTGATATGATACAGCTTACACATTTGAAGCTACAACAAGTTATGGCTCGTATGGTCCCTGATGGTGTATATTTAGATGCTGATGGTTTAGCTGAAATAGATTTAGGTAATGGTACAAACTATAATCCTCAAGAAGCTTTAAACATGTTCTTCCAAACAGGTTCTGTTATTGGTAGATCATTTACTGCAGATGGTGATCCAAACCCAGGTAAGGTACCTATACAAGAAATATCAAACGGTAAAGGTGCTGGTGGTAAGATGCAAACTCTTATTGCAAACTACAACTACTACATGCAAATGATCCGTGACGTAACCGGTTTGAACGAAGCTAGAGATGGTAGTACTCCTGATAGAAACGCTTTAGTTGGCGTACAGAAACTAGCAGCAGCTAATAGTAACACCGCAACAAGACATATACTACAAGCTGGTTTATTTTTAACTGCTGATATAGCAGAACAATTATCACTAAGAATATCTGATGTACTAGAGTACTCGCCAACAAGAGATGCTTTTTTACAACAGATCGGCGTTCACAACGTGGCTACATTAGAAGAAATGTCAGAGCTACATCTTTACGACTTTGGTATATTCATTGAACTAGCTCCTGATGAAGAAGAAAGACAACTACTAGAAAACAATATTCAAATGGCTTTAGCTCAAAAGATAATAAAGTTATCAGATGCTATTGACATAAGAAATACTAAAAATGTAAAGCTTGCTAATGAACTTCTTAAAATAAAAGAAAAGAAAAAAGTAAAAGAAGATCAAGCAATGCAACAGCAAAATATTCAAGCGCAGCAACAAGCTCAGCAACAAACCGCACAGGCTCAAGCGCAGGCTGAAACACAAAAGCAACAAGCATTGACTCAGTCGCAAATACAGTTAGAGCAAGCTAAAGCAGAGTTTAGAGCAAAGACGCTACAGCAAGAAGCTCAAATAAAGAAAGACTTAATGGAAGCAGAGTTTCAGTACAATATGAAACTAAGAGCGTTAGAGGCAGAAGGCAAGGGTATGGTTGAAGATAAAAAGCAAAATCAAGCAGCGAGTAAAAAGTTTGAGTCAGCAGGTAATGATGAATTAGGGACTGGCTTGAATATGAATCAGTTTTAATTATTATATTTTATATTATGGAAGAAACAAAAGAAGTACAAGAAGAAAACGTAACTAAGGTAAGCTTGAAAAAGAAACCAGAAGAAACAGTTCACAAGGTGGACTTAAGCAAAAAAGAAGATGTTGAAGAAAGTAGAGTTGACGAGGCAGGAGTGGCTGGAAGCGATGAAGCTACCGACTCCGCACCGAAACAAGAAGAAGTACAAGCGGAAAACGAAGCACAAGAGCAGCCAGTACTAGAAGAAATTACCGAAGAAGAGCAGGGGCAAGCTGAAGAAGCTGTCGAAGAAATAATAGCTGAAGAAGCGCCTGAAACAAATCTTCCTGAGAACGTAGAGAAGCTAGTAGACTTCATGAAAGAAACAGGTGGTACTGTTGAGGATTATGTCAAGCTAAACAAAGACTATAGCGAGATGGACAATCTAACTGCTTTAGAAGAGTACTATAAAGTAACAAAACCTCATCTTGACGCTGAAGAAAGAAAGTTTTTAATGGACGAAACTTTTAGCTTTGACGAAGATGTTGACGATGACAAAGAAATAAGAAAAAAGAAAATCGCTTTAAAAGAGCAAGTTGCCGAAGCGAAAGCCTACTTAGACGGGCAAAAGTCTAAATATTACGATGAGATTAAAGCTGGTTCAAAGCTTCCGCCAGAGGCGAAGAAAGCTATGGATTTTTTTAATCGATATAACAAAGAATCTGAAGTAAGCAAGCAAAAGAACGAAAAGATTCAAAGCGCGTTTAACAGTAAAACTGAAAAATTATTTTCTGATAAGTTCAAAGGTTTTGAATATAACGTTGGAGAAAAGAAATATAGGTTTAATGTTAAAGATGTTAATGGCGTTAAAGAAACCCAGAGCGATATTGGTAACTTTATCAAAAAGTTTTTGAATAAAGAAGGATCAATAGAAGATGCGGCGGGCTATCATAAAGGTTTATATACCGCTATGAACGCTGATGCTATAGCTAATCACTTCTACGAACAAGGTAAAGCTGATGCTTTAAAAACTTCTGTTGAAAAGTCTAAGAACATTAATATGGATCCTAGGCAAACAAACAAAGAGGTTGTAGTTGGCGGAACTAAGTACAGAGTATTGAGCGGCGATTCTTCTTCAGATTTTAAAGTTAGAATAAAAAAAGGAAGGAAATAGTTTTCTTCCATAACTTAAAAACATATTTATTATGGCAATTTCAAATCCCGGTGGAGGTCTGAATAGTGTAGCTGCTCCAGTGAGAGCTACGTTATCTTCGAACTACATCGATTTTACAAGCGGTGCAGGCAATGACTGGGCACAGCAATATTTACCAGATCTAATTGAGGCTGAAGCTGAAGTTTTCGGACCGAGAACTATTGCGGGT